CATCAACCTTGCGATTATGAACGTAGCTGCAACACAAGGTTCTTTAGTGGTTACTGTTAGCACTGCTGCTGGTGACTATGATGACATCGCTTTATGCGATTCAGTAATGAACGAGCAAGGCGTACAAGCATTTGACCGTTACTTAGCTTTATCAAGCCGTGACTATAACGGTTTGGCTGGTAACATCGCTGGTGGTGCTGGTGGTGCTTCTGTTAGCCGTAGTTTCGCTGGCAACAAATCAAACAATGCGTTTGAACGTAGTTATGTAGGTATGGTTGCAGGTTTTGAAACATACAAACTTGATTATGCTAATCGCTTGACTGGTGCTACTGGTGCTGACCCTACTATGTCAACATTAGCTGCTGCTGGTAACTTCTACGTGCCACAAGCTACACAAACTGCTGTAACTGGCGAAACACAAAACGTGGACAACCGTTTCCAAACCATCACTGTTTCAAGCACAACTAACTTACCAGTTGGCACTGCACTTGAAATCGAAGGCGTAGAAGCTGTGCATCACATCACTAAACAAGGTACTGGTTTTTCTAAAACCTTCCGTGTTGTTTCAGTAACTAACGGTACTACTTGCGTTATTACACCTCCAATCATCTCTGCTCAAGGCGGAACTGATGCTGAGTTGCAATATCAAAATTGTATCGTAACTGCTGCTGCTGGCCGTACAATCAATCGTTTGAATACTACTACTGCACCTGTAAATGCTTTCTGGCAAAAAGATGCTTTAGAGATTCTGCCTGGTCGTTATTCAGTTCCTTCTGACGCTGGTGTTGCAGTAATGCGTGCATCAACTGATCAAGGTATCGAATTGGTTATGCAAAAACAATACGATGTGAATACTATGAAAACCAAGTATCGTTTAGATACATTATTTGGTGTAGTAAACAAACAGCCTGAAATGTCTGGCATCTTGTTATTTAACCAAGCTTAATTAGGAGAAATCACATGAGCTACAACATTGTTTTTAATCAAGGCACAGCAACCGTAACAGTTCCTGCTGCTGAATCAATCGCTGTTCAATCTTACTCAGCAACTAGCGTGTTTAATGAAGTTGGTTTCCCTAACTTCCCTGAAGCACAAGACTTGCTAGGTGTAGTTGAAAACGAAACCACAGTATTTGGCCCATACGCTGCTGGTGCTACCATCGTTATCCAAGCTGGTGCATCTGGTGCTACTTATGCGGTTGGTACAGACCCTGTTATATCTGACAGTGGTAAGTATCAAACACAAGATACACCAGGCGTATTAAATGCAACTGGTACAATTACACCTGCAATGATTCTTTCAGGTATCCTTACATCAACAACTGCTGCTGCTGTTGCTGGTACTTTGCCTACTGGCGCAGTATTAGATGCAGCGAGTGAGTTTGCTGTAGGTGATTCATTTGATTGGTCAGTAATTGCAACAGGTGCTAATGCCTTCACTGTAACGGCTGCTGCAACTGGTCATACAGTTGTTGGTACTGGTGCTGTGGCAACTGTAACATCTGCCATCTGGCGCACTCGTAAGACTGCTGCGGATACTTTCGTATCTTACCGTTTGTCTTAATGTAATAAAACAGGTCAGTAGAAATGCTGGCCTGTTCTTTTTGGAGTATATTATGCCAATGTCAAAAGGTTATTCTAAGAAAACCATCGGTAAGAACATAGCGATGGAAATGAAATCAGGCAAGCCACAAAAGCAAGCTGTTGCTATTTCATTAAGCGTGGCAAGCAAAGCGGCTAAAGCTGCTGGCAAACCAAGCAAAGCACCAATGAAAAAGAAATGATTAGATCAGCCGCAATAATTAAAGACAAGGCTCTTTCACCAGCGAAAGAGTTGCGTCAACAAAAGAGACGCTTGAAAAAGCAGGAAACCATTGAACGCAGGGCAACTAAAGTTCATCGCCCATCGCCTATTGGTTACGTTAAACAAGTAATAAATGAAGTACCGGACATTGAATTAAATGAATTAACCCGTGAGGAAATGTTACAGCAATCTGATAAAATAGGTTTAGTTGTAAATAAGCACTGGTCGAACGCCACATTACTAAAGCATATAAATGATGCAATGGGGATTTAAATGGGATATACGAAAAGACAATTTATAAGTGCTGCGCTAGAGGAAATCGGTCTAGCATCTTATGTCTTTGATATGCAGCCAGAGCAATTTGAATCTGCCTTACGCAGACTTGATGCAATGATGGCTGACTGGAACGCTAAAGGGATTAGGCTTGCCTATCCAATACCATCCAGCCCACAAGATAGTGACCTCGATGAGGAAACTAACGTACCCGATTCAGCTTATGAAGCTATTATCTGCAGTCTAGCTATACGTCTAGCACCAAGTTATGGCAAAACAGTAATGATTGAAACCAAGACCACTGCAAAACAGGGTTATGACATATTGCTACAACGTGCAACATTCCCACTTGAACAACAACTACCAGCAACCATGCCAGCAGGTTCAGGTAATAAACCTTGGAGAGTATATGACGATCCGTTTATCAGACCGCCATACAATCCAGTTGATGCTGGCCCAGACGGCCCACTTGAATATAATTAAGGATTATCATGCCAACCATTAATCAATTACCAGTTCTTAACACAATCTCAAGTGGTGATCAGTTACCTGTTTACTCACCAAACAATGGCGATGCACGTAGAACTTCTATCGGCAGCTTGCTGACATACTTTCAGCAGACATTTGCATCACCTACGCTATCAACTAACTTATATGTACCAGCGACTGGTTTTAATATCACAGTCCCTACACCAGTAAGTAATGACCAATGGATGCTTCTGCAACCTGCTGGAACGCTTGCTGCTGGCACTATTACCTTACCGCTTAACACTGGTGTGCCTGATGGCACTACGGTGCTTATTACAACCACACAAGAGATCACATCATTAACACTTGGTTTGAATGGTGCATCTGCTATTTTTGGTGGCGTTACTTCATTGGCAGCAGGAACAGCTACAGCGATTCGTTTCTATCAGCCAACTAACTCATGGTATCAAATCAATGCTGAGACAGTTTACGCTGCTGGCATACAAGCATTTTTAGCAGCACCAACTAGCGCAAACTTACGCACTGCAATGACTGATGAAACTGGCACAGGCTTATTGGTATTTAATACAAGCCCAACCCTTGTAACACCTATCTTAGGCACACCAACATCTGGCACATTAAGTAATTGTACTGGTTTGCCTATTGCAACTGGTGTATCAGGTCTAGCAGCAAACGTAGCTACATTCTTAGCAACACCTAGCAGTGCTAATTTAATCGCTGCTGTAACAGATGAAACAGGTACAGGTGCTTTGGTATTTGGTACAAGCCCAACAATCGCATCACCAACATTAACAACACCGATTTTAGGGACACCAATATCAGGCAATCTAGCAACTTGTGTTGGCTTACCTATTTCAACAGGTGTGTCTGGTCTTGCTGCTAATGTTGCAACATTCTTAGCTACTCCATCATCCGCTAATCTTGCGGCTGCTCTTACCGATGAAACTGGGACTGGTGCTAACGTATTTGCAACTGGCCCAACATTTAACAACATCAATGGATCTGTTCAAGCATTAAGTGGCCCAGGCGCAGTTAATTTAACAACATACTCAACTGCCTTTACATCAACGGCTGCTGGTAATGCTTTAACGCTTGCTGATGGCGCACAAGGTCAAATTAAGAACATCGTTTATGTTGCTGAAGCTGCTGGTGGTGATACTGGTGTTTTAACTCCAACCAACTTAGGTGCTGGCACAACCATTACATTTAATGCCGTGGGCGATAGCTGTCAATTACAATTCATTGGCACTGATTGGTGGGCTGTATCACTTAGAGGCGCAGTGTTAGCTTAGGAGAGCATTATGCGGTTTTTGCCAAACGGAAAACCAAGCAATCCAGCTAAACAGCCTAATAAAAACAAGTTATTTAAAGTCCCACTAAAGGCTAGGAAAAAATGAAATCACCTGTATGGCAAACTAAAGCTGGGCAAAATGCTAAAGGTGGATTGAACGCTAAGGGCAGGGCATCGTATAACAAAGAGACTGGTGGCAATCTAAAGCCTCCAGTTAAGTCTGGTGATAATCCTCGCAGAGCCTCTTTTCTAGCACGTATGGCTGGCAATGCTGGCCCTGAGTATAAAGATGGTGAGCCTACTAGACTGCTGCTATCCTTAAAGGCTTGGGGTGCGTCATCTAAATCCGATGCTAAAGCTAAAGCCAAAGCAATCACCACACGTAATAAAGCTAAAAAATGAGATTATGATGGATTACGAAAAACTTAAAACTATTTTAAATGAAAATCAAAGTAAGAACTTTGTTCGTAGAATTCTTAATCCAGAAGCCTATCCTGTAATGAAATTTGGTAAAGACTCAGTAGCTACGCATCAAATGGAATACTCTGAAGCTGGCCCAAGTAAATTTATTGTTTACCCTAGAATTGCTTATGAGAATAAAGAGCTTAAAAACTATGGTGATGGTGCATTTGATAGAGCATTGAAAAGCAAAGACTACATTACGTTTGATAATGAAAAAGACGCAGCAGACTTTTCAAAGAATTACAAAGAGTACTGGGATAGAGAAAAAAAGGTTTTGCCAGCAGCAGGAAATGAATAATGCAAATCCCTATCCTAAATGGCATCTTTGTTGATAACACACCAGAGTTACGCACTAGTTATCCAGTCAATCTAGTACCAGTACCAATAGAGTCAGGTATCAGTGGTGGATTCTTACGTCAAGGTGATGGCATTGTAGCTAATGGTAGTGGCCCAGGCATTGACCGTGGGGGCATTAACTGGAATGGTATCTGTTATCGTGTAATGGGGACTAAACTCGTTATAGTGGCTAATGATGGTGCTGTGTCTATTCTAGGTGATGTTGGTGGCCCAATTGATACGTTAGTCACATTTGATTATAGCTTTGACTTACTAGCTATTGCATCTGGCACACGTTTGTACTACTGGAATCCATTAACATCAACATTAACGCAAGTAACTGACCCTGATTTAGGCGTAGTATTAGATGTTGTATGGGTAGATGGTTATTTTATGACCACTGATGGCACTAGCCTAGTGGTAACTGAACTTAATAATCCGACACAAGTTAATCCATTAAAGTATGGCTCATCTGAAGTTGACCCAGACCCAGTTGTTGCTTTGCTTAAACTACGCAATGAAGTGTATGCACTAAACCGTAATACCATTGAGGTGTTTGATAACGTAGGCGGTGAGTTCTTTCCATTTCAACGTATTGATGGCGCACAGATACAAAAGGGCGTAGTTGGTACGTTTGGTTGCTGTGTATTCATTGAGAATATAGCGTTTTTAGGTAGTGGTCGTAATGAATCACCGAGCATTTATGTTGGCGCAAATGCACAAGTAACTAAGATAAGCACTCAAGAGATTGATGAGATTTTATTAGGCTATACTGAAGCTCAGTTAGCATTGGTTAAATTAGAAGCCCGTAACGATAGGGCGCACCAACATTTATATATTCACCTACCAGACCGCACGATTGTATTCGATGCAAATGCTACGAAGGCATTAGGGCAGAATGTATGGTTTACTTTAACCACTACCATTGTCGGTTTCAGTCAGTATAGAGCAAGAAACTTAGTCTGGGCTTATGACAAGTGGCTAGTGGGCGATCCACAATCAAGCAGCATTGGTTATTTGGTGGACACTATTGGCACACATTGGGGTGAAACTGTTAGATGGGAGTTTGGCACACTGATTGTTTATAACGAAGGTCGTGGTGCGATATTTAATCAATTAGAATTAGTTACTTTGACCGGTAGTGTTGCATTAGGAACAAACCCAATGATAACGACTAGCTATTCAACTGATGGTATATCTTTTAGTCAAAACAAAGCCATACGTGTTGGCACGATAGGAAACACTAACAAACGCATAACATGGTTTCAGCAAGGCCACATGAGAAACTGGCGCATACAACGCTTTAACGGTGACAGCGATGCCCATATATCATTTGTTAGACTTGAAGCGCAACTAGAGCCACTGGCGTATTGATATGGCTGCGCAAAAACTAAGTTTAACACGTGATCAGCTTGCTAGTTTTTTACAAGACTTTGAGCAAATAAAACAGTTTGAAAGATTGTTTGCTATTGTTGACGAAATTCAGACAAGCCCAGATACAACTGGAATTAGCATTGAGGCTGGTATTGCAAACGCATCAGCAAATGAGGCATTAGCGCAAATAATAAGATTAGCTCAAGATACTGCTGTTAATGGTGACAATAAAGCAGTACAGGCTTTAGATGCTTATAGTCGCATTTCAAATACCTTAGAGATGTTAGCATTAGCACCAATACGAAATAATGTAGAATTATCACATGATGTTAATGGGATATTACCGTATGCAAACCAAACCGCCAGAGTGCGATCAAATCAGGTGCTAACATGGCTTTCGATGTAATAACCCCGACCAAACTAGGGCAAGCTGCCATCACCGTAGGCGTTACAACGCTTTATACTGTACCAGCAGCCACACGTACATTGCTTAAAGAACTAAGCATTGCTAATACGACTGCTGCTGCCATTAATGTGAGAGTGTTCTTAGTGCCATCAGCAGGTGCAGCAGGAACGGCTAACGCATTTTTATATGACATATCAGTCCCAAATAATAATGCTTTACAATATGATGGAATACAAGTAATGAACGCTGGTGATACAATTCAAATACAAGCGGCTGCAGGTGGTTTAACTATTACCGCTAGTGGCGCAGAAGCGGTTTAAGGAGATACAAAATGGCAGTAATAGCAAAACCACTCATTGGCTCTAAACAAATGGAAGCTGCACAGACAACGCAATATACTGCGACTAACTGCACAGCCATCATTGATAAGTTTACAGCGACTAATACCACAGCATCAAACGCATTGATTAGCGTCAATCTGGTGACCTCTGGTGGCACTGCTGGTGCTACTAACCTGATCGTGGATAGCAGAGCCATTGCACCAGATGAAACTTACACATTCCCAGAGCTAGTTGGTCAAGTATTGGCTACTGGTGGATTTATTTCAACAACTGGCACTGCCACTGCTTTAACGATTAGATCGTCTGGCAGAGAGATTACTTAAGGAGTTAACATGAAAGATTTTTTAATGATGCCTAAAGGTTTTATGGGCTTGCCTACTGAGGAGGAGTTTGTAACCACCGCAGAGAATAAAAAGAACTTTGCTATTGCAGTGCAGGATTGGAACTATGGCCCTGAAATTCCAAGCAATGATCCAAGCGAGAATAAAGATTTTTATGCTGCTTTAGCTGAAGCTATGCAATGCGATGAAAAAGATGCTAGACGTAAGCACTGCTCTAACTGTGAGTATTATGACAATAGCGTAATGACGCAGGTTAAGATTGAACGCATACCAATGGCTGGCTATGACGAGGGTTATGGCTTTAGAGGTCATTGTGAAAAGCTAAACTTCATCTGCAATGATATGCGAGTGTGCCAGGCGTGGGAAGAAAAAGAGGATGATTGACAAAATGCGTCAGTGTGAGAAAATAAGTGCGCTGAGTTTATTGAGCAACCAGCAGCTCCCAATGCCCTATTAGGAGACATGATGCT